ATCTGTAACAGTAAATCGTGATGGTTCTACAGTTACTATAAATAAAGATGGATCAGTTACAACAGTAAACGTTGATGGATCAACAAAGACAGTACATAAAGATGGAACAGTTACAACTAGTAATGTTGGAGCAAGTAGAACAGTAAATGCAGATGGATCAGTTACAACAGTTCATAAAGATGGATCATCAATAACAATTAATAAAGATGGATCAACTAAAACAGTTAAAACAGATGGAACAATTGTTATTTTAAATAAAGATGGATCAACAACTACAATCAATAAAGATGGCACTACTAATATATTAAATAAAGATGGATCTATTACAATAGTAAATAAAGATGGACAAAGTAGAACTGTAAATAATGATGGATCAATTAAAATAGTAAATAAAGATGGCACATCTGTAACAACATTAAAAGATGGAACTGTAATTACAGTAAATCTTGATGGTTCAACTGTAACAAAGAAGAAAAATGGAACAACTATTACTGTTCAAGCAGATGGAACAACTATACTTAGAAACCCTGATGGTTCATCTGAAGTAACAACCAAAGATGGTATTTCTATTAATAATAGTGATGGATCAACAACAACAATTAATAATGATGGAACAACAACAATTGTTGATAAAGATGGAAGAGTTACAACATTAAAACTTGATCAAGATATGATGAAGAACTTCTTAAAATTAAGAAATAGTTATATATTCAATAGAAGAAGCAGAGGTATGTCAAAATTAGTTAAAAATAAAGATGGATCAATTACAATAACAAATCGTGATGGTTCAAAGACAATTTTATATCCTGATGGATCAACTAAAACAATAAAAGCACCAACTCCTCCAGATAGTAGAAAAATAAATAGACCAACTAAACATTATGAACAAACTATGAAAGGACATCATACACCACCTCCACAACCATCTTCTACTCCAGGAACACCTGGAACATCAGAAACACCAGGAACAACTGGAACTGATACACCTAAAACCGATAAATCAAATGGATCAAGAGGACGTGGTCGTGGACGTGCTGGTTATTGGGGTTATGTAGGTCGTGATAAAAATAGAAAACCAAATAAACCTACAAGACATATTAGAGATTTTGGATATGTAAAAGGAGATGGCCGTGATAGACCAACAGGACATGGAGATCCTATTAGACCAATAGGACATGGAGACCCTCGTAGACCCGTAGGACATGGTGATCCACGTAGACCAGTTGGATATGGATCACGTGATACACCTCCAGTTAAGAAATCTAAGATAATTGATACAACTGAAAGAATAGAAGACATATTAAATTCACCAATATCAGTATCATTTAGAGTATCATCTGCTATTTCTTCATCTGCTGACAGTGCTAAGAAAATGTTAGTACCAACTATGATATTTCCTTCAACACCAATATCAACATCAACAATAATATCAACACCAAAAATTAAAATTTCTACTGGAAAGAAACCAAGAAGACATGTATCTTCCACTCCATCAACACCTTCTAAACCATCAAGACCTTCAACACCTAGCAGAAGATCTTCCAAACCATCAATACCTAAGAAACGTTCAACTAAAAAAGGTGGTTCTAAAAAGCGTGGCTCAAGAAAGACTAGTTCAAAGAAGCGTGGCTCAAGAAAGACTAGTTCAAAGAAGCGTGGCTCAAAGAAATCAATTTCTAAAAAGCGTGGCTCAAAGAAATCAATTTCCAAAAAGCGTGGCTCAAGAAAAACAAGTTCAAAGAAGCGTGGCTCTAAGAAGAATGTATCTAAAAAGGGTGGTTCTAAGAAGTCCAAGAAGAATGTATCTAAAAAGAATCGTTCATCTACACCAAGAAAACATAAATCAAAAACATCAAAAATATCCGCAAGAAATCGTAGCACACCTAAATCAACCAAACGTAAAATTCATAAATCTAAAGTATCTTCAAAGGGATCTTCAAAAGTATCTTCAAAAGTATCCTCAAAAGTATCTTCAAAAGTATCTTCAAAAGTATCTTCAAAAGTATCAGCAAGAAATCGTAAAACACCTAAATCATCTAAAGCTTCAACAACACGCATTTCAAGTGCTTCCAAAGGATCCTCAAAAGTTTCAGTAACAAGTAAATCAAGTGGTGCTAGAAACCGTCCCACATCTAGATCATCATCTAGTTCTTCACCAGTACCACCAAGAAGACGTCCTACCTCAACAATATCATCTAAAGTTTCAGTAACAAGTAAATCAAGTGGTGCAAGAAATCGTCCTACATCTAGATCATCATCTAGTTCTTCACCAGTCCCACCCAGACAAAGAGGATCATTCTCTAATCATCGTCAAACAAATATAAATAAAAAGAAGAAACAAAATAAATAAAATTAATTTGAATAATATATAAATTTATAAAATTTTATATATTATATATATAATGGATATAACTAATATTAGTATAGTAACTTTAATAATTTTAATATTAATATTAATTTGTTATTGTGTATATTTATTTATGATACCAAAAAAAGTACCAGAAATAGTTGATACAAGTAGTATATTTGAAATGCCAAAAATTCAAGTTCCCCCTCCCCCTACCCAAACTCCATTACCTATTCAAACAGAAACTACAGATAAATTAAATATTCCAATAGTTAAAGAAATTACATTTGGAGGTAAAGTAATACCTAAACCACCATGCTTATATGGACAAATCTATAATGATAAAGCCAGAAAATGTGTATGTCCATTACCAAATCAAACATTATTTAAAGAGAAGTGTGTTGAAGTTAAATGCATGGATGGATATGTTTTTAAGAAAAGTGGAATAGGAAAGAATGGAAATTATGTAATATGTATAAATAGTAATGGAGAAACTAAAAAGGTTTTAACTCAAAATTTAGATATAGTTTAAATTAACAAATTTTAATAAAAATTTTATTTTTATAAAAAATTGAAGAAAGTATACTTAATACTTAAAGGCTAAAAATTAAATAAGATATGGATTATAAAGAAGATCTACAAATATTAATAGAGATATATTTTGAAGAAAACGATTTGGATTATCTCTCAAAAGATGAGAAAAAAGACCTAATTGATTATTCTTTTAATAGTTTAAAAGACTATTATGAAAAAGATATAAATAAGGTAGAAATAGACAAAATGGTAAATCAATTATTAGATATAGTATATATACCAAAAGTAGTTGAAGAAGAAGTTTTCATATCAACACCTGAATATGATAAATTAGAAGCTCATTATGATTATTTAATGAATCTACCTCAACCTGTTCAAAAGAGTAAAGAATGGTTTGATATGAGAAATAACATGATTACTGCTTCGAGTGCTGCCGCAGCTATGGGACAAAGTAAATATGATTCATTAGATCATTTTATATACGAGAAGGTATTTGGTAAAGAATTCAGTGAAAATAAATTTGTTCATCATGGAAAGAAATATGAAGAGATTGTTACTATGTTTTACAGTCACATATATGATGTAAGAATTGGTGAATTTGGTCTTCTAAAACATCCTAGTGTAGATTTTATTGGAGCAAGTCCAGATGGTATCTGTTCTGCTTATAGATTAGATGGAACTCGTGGTACTGACTTATTAGGCACCATGGTAGAAATCAAGTGTCCATTTGTAAGAGAGATTAAGACAGGTGGTGAAATTGTTGATAATATTTGTCCATACTATTATTGGGTTCAAGTTCAATTACAATTACAATGTTGTGAATTACAAAGATGTGATTTTATTCAATGTGTAATAAAAGAATATGATAATCAAGAGGAATTTCTAGAAGATGAATATGTTGCGAATCATATTGAAAATAATAATGTATCTGTAGCAATTAATAATACATTTGGAAGAAATGCAGTAATTCAATTATTACCTGAAAAATTTGTTCAAAAAGTAAAATTTGAGAAGAGAGAATGGTATAGTAAATATTTATATCCACCATCATTAAATATGACAAAAGAAGAAGTTGTTCAATGGATTGAGAAAGAAAGAAAAGAATTTCCAAATCATAAATGGGCAAAAGATTATAAATTTGATAGAGCATGCTATTTCAGAATTACACAATCTCATAACTGTACAATTATGCGTGATGATCCATGGTTTGAAGAACACGTTCCTAAATTACAAGTTACATGGGATAAAATTAAATTTTTAAGAGCAAATCCAGAAGAAGCATTAAAATTTAAAGCAATAGTTGATGCTCGTAAGAAACCAAAAGATGATTCCACATCAAAGACACCTCATATAATTGGATCTGGACCTAAGATGATTCAAACAACATTACAAAATACTGGAGGTTTTATAGATTCAGATGAAATGCCATCAGCACCAGCTAATAAAGCAGCTCCCAATTCTGCAGCTGTATCACCAAATCCAATGAAAGTAGCAAGTCCAGTTTTAATGCCAGTGAAAGCACCATATAAAAAAGATAATAGTGGATTTCTAGATTCAGAAGATTAAAATTTTATTTTATAATTAATATATTATTTATAAATTAATTATTTAATCGAACATCTTTCCCATCGCAATTCGCCATTCATGCGGTTTATATTCTCGATATTTTGAAAACATATCATCAATCTTATTCTTAATATCAGTAGTTACAAAACCAAGAGTATTAAAAATTTGAATACAATCTCCAAGTTTAGTAATAAGAACATGCATAATCTCATCTGGATCAACTTGTTCATTATATTCTGGAGTATTAAACATTAGAGGAGCATTAGTAAGCTTTCGAGTATAATTCACATGATGCAAACTCAAAGCATCTCTATAATTTCTAAGAAAATATGTTTTAAGAATATCATTAATCTGTGGATCTGTGCCAACTAGAGATCTCATTTCATTATAATTATAGAGAGGAAAATGATAAAATGAACCATCAGGTTTAAGCATTGGCGAGAATGTATCAATTCCCATTCCACAGTGACACTCATCATCCATTAGAACGCTATTACAAAATAGATCCTTCTGACCACTCATTAGATACTTATCATAAATAATGCGTCGAGTGTTACTAATTGATTGACCAGAAAATTCCTGAATAATAATCTTATTCTTATTTTGAAGTGTTGTCTCAACCATCTTCTCTAGAAACCAAGTATCATCTGTATAATTATTAATATAATGAATACGTTCATCACGACCATGATACATATTAACAGGAAGAAAAATGATTTCAATTCGATGATCATCAGATCTCCAAACATTCATCTCTTCAGAATCATTAAATACAAGATTAATTCCCATTTGCTTTGACTTAAGATCAAAATAAGCATGAAGGAATGGAATAAATTCATTAAATCTACCATCAATATGAACAATTCGAAATGTAGTATCCTTTTTTAGTGGATTCATAATATCATCAATTAGAAATTTAGGTAGAATTTGATCAATATCTGGAGTAAACTTAGCTAGGTCATTATAACGAGGACCACTACCAATAGCAACATAATTAAACTCTCTTGGGTTGGCAACTGAATATTCATAAACAGGAGCGAGGAGAAACTTTGCGGGGAGACCAGACATTTGATCCATTTGTTTAGATGTAATCTATACTATATAAATTTTGTATAGGTTGTATTTATAGATATATATTTCAATTTTTTATTAATTATGAATTTTCGTAGAAAACGAAATGCTCGCATTTCATGGTAAAACCATTTTTATCGTGCTGGATTTAGATTTAATACTTCTTTATATAAATCATCTTCAAATGTTCCAAATTTAAATTGAACAACAACTTGTAATTTAACATAATATGGATTTCTAAGGTAGGTACATCTACAAGAATAATCTTTATTGGGTTGATGATTACAAGCACCAATATTAGCATTTAAATCAAAATTATCAACTTTAATTTGATTACCAGTTGTATCAGTTATAGTGACAGAATATTTATTTGCCATTTGTAATTTAGAATCTTTATAGAATATCATACTTGGATATACATTATTTAATAATGACCAACTATTTTTTCCTTTATTTGTTCCAACTTGTCTAATAAAAAAAGTTACACTATCTTTACCTGATGCTTGACTAGTAGTATAATTATTTGATTGGATTTCAGGTATATATACATATAATAAAGGATAATCTTCTAATTTTTTAGCAGGATCGACTATATATTGATTATAAGTAGTTCCACCATCTAATTCATATATAACAGAAGGATCTAAATTTAAATTATAATTAATTAACCAATAAGTGCCTTTAACATATATACTCGCAATTGTAATAGTTTTTTGACCGCTTGATAATAAAATAGTAAATGTAGTATTATTAGAATATTTAGTATAGTTAAATTTAAAATTCTGTTGAATACTTGTAACATCACCATTAAAAGGAAGTGGTGTTTTTTTAATAGTATAATTATTTGGTATAGTAAGAGTTTCTAATTTTAAATATTTAATATCTTTAAACTTTTTTTGAATAACTGGTTGAACATTTTGACTAGAAGCATTAAAGATAATTTTAAAATTATAAGGATTTGGATAAGCAGTTAAATTTCTATCTGAACTATCTACATTTACTCCATATTGAACTAATCTTTCAATAAAATCTTTCATGGTTCTTCCATTAGAATGAATATATAAAGCATACATTCCCCAACTATTATTAATTTCACCTTTGAATTCAAATAAGTCTCTAATTTCAAATAAAAAACGGGAATGACGTTTTTCTGTCCAAGTTACACGTGTTCCTACATCCGCTACTTGATTTAAAAAAAATTCCATTTTATAATAAGTTATAATATAAAAAATTATTTAGATAAATGTATTATGAAAGACAAATTTATTAATAGTAAAGTAGTCGGGATAATATATAAAAATTTACAGGAAAAATTTCAATTAAATTTAGATAA